TTTGGTGCACCTATTTTAAAATGTGAAATGCCTGGGCACAACGAAATAAAAGAACAATTTTCATCTTTTATTAAAGACAGTACTGCATTTCAACATAGTAGTTCGCATTGGGAATGTAATTGCGAAACTACACATAATTCTCATGAAGAAAATAATCAATTACCGTGGGATATATTTTATAAAAATGTGCAAGCACCGTTACAAGCATACCTTAATTACTTAGGTATGGCTCCAGATGATCTTAAAAATTTATCAGGAACAGCATGGGCAAACAAATATAGTCAACATCAACATCAAGACGTACATTCGCACGGTGGCGGAAATAATTTAGTTAGTTGTGCATATGTACTTGACTTGCCCGATAATGATCCTGACAGTGGACAGTTTATGTTTTATAATAGTGCATTGAATTGGTTTCCGACTCACTTAACTGAAAGATTTTATGGCCCTGGAAATAACGGTAAATTATTTAATCCTTTAATGCAAGAAGGCGATATTGTATTTTTTCCAAGTAACTTAGATCACTATGTAACATATAATAAAACAGAAAAGTTGCGTGTATCTATTAGTGCTAATTTTGGTATCGATTTTCCAGCCAATTAGCAACAGACATTAAATCATCAAATATAATAGTTTTCTTTTTTATCTTTTGATTAGAAAATTTATTTAATTCTTTTATAGTTTCTAAACCGTAACCTGTTTTAACTAGTATTGGAGTTGCACCAATTTTAAATGCAGCTTTTAGATCGGATATTTTATCTCCAACAAAATATCCTTTCTTAAATTTAATAAATGAATTTTCTTCTTCGCATCTTTTAAACATACCAACATTGGGTTTAGCATACATATCATTACGTAAACTCGATGCACTATAATATAATGCATCAACACTTAAACAACCTGCTTCGCCAAGTAACTCAAACATATAGTCGTGTACTTTGTCTACATCAGATTCGGAAAACATTCCTTTAGCAATTCCGCCTTGATTAGTAATAATAGCAATTTTATGTCCCAGGCGTCTTATTTTAGCAACAGCTTCTAAGCTACCCTCGATTGGTACAAAATCTTTAACTTTATATGTATACTCGCCTTGATCAATATTAATAACACCGTCTCGATCTAATCCTACAACAACTTTAGGTGCAATGTTGTCTGTACTATTGTAATAAGGTATTGGGTCGTCAGTACTGTAGCGTATATTACTCTTTTTTGTAGACGTTTTTGTTGTTTTAGATTTGTCTGTACTCCAGTCTATTTTATACATTAGAACATCCAAAGTTAAATGAAACAGAAGTACGAATTGCATTTTTACCACTTTGCATTACACAATGTTTCATGTATGAAGGGAATAATAACATCATACCTTTTTCAGGCCATATATCTTCGTATGCTACAGTGTATTCGGTCTTTTTATTATGTAAAACTAAATCACTATGTGGGTTTGTACTAAACAATCTAAATGACCCAGCATCCTCATTTGCTCTAACCCAATATGTGCCACTAATACCGTATATTCCGTGATGATGCATTTGATGACTATCATTTGGCAAATAATCTTGAGTCCAATATTTAATACGTATTTCAGGATCTATTTCAATACCTGTATGTTCTTGGAATTCAAGAGCACCTTCAATTGCCTGTTGGAAAAAGTCTGGTACTAGTTCATGTACTGGAATTTGCTTTTCCCAAAAATCTGTAGATACTGAATCGTTTTCTCTACTAAGACTACCTAGTAATGGAACTATTTTTTCCTCCATTGCATCTGCAATTTCATCACTAAGTTTTATACGTAAGATAGGTATTGGAAATAAGTTTGTAAACATTTAAACTCCAGGACAACAGTCAAATGATATTGAAGTTCTAACAACATCATCATTTCTGCCAGATTCTACAGCATGTTTTATATACGAAGGGAATAATAACAACAAGCCTTTTTCAGGCCATATGTCGTGATGTCCTTGTACAAATTTATTTAAAGGATTGCCTGCACGAACATACTCGGCTGTGTTGTTAGGATTATAGAAGCGTATTGGTCCTGCATTTTCATTTGCTCTAATAAAATAGGTTCCGCTTATGCCATTTATGCCATGTTGATGTATGTCGTGTCTATCTTGTTTTACATAATTTTGTGTCCAGTAACGGACTTTAAAATTAGGATTAACAAAATAGCTTGTTTGATCAGCATACTCGTATGCAGCTGTTCTTACTACGTCCCAAAAGTCAGGAACAATTTCATGCACTGGAATTTTGTTTTCCCAAAAATCTGTGTACATAGTATCTACAGAAATGTATTCATCACCAACTGAATCTAGTATAGGTGTGTTACGTTCTAACTTATCTAATAATGGAACAATCTCATTCTCCATTGTGTCGGCCATATCTTTATCTATATGATGCGTTAGTATAGCTACTGGGAATAATTCTTTTATTTCCATTTACTTACTTTCTATTTTTTGACTATCGCCAGGACCAATTCTATAATTGTCCTCAACACTATCAGCAGTGCTAACTTCAGTTACACTTCCTTCTTTACTAACACAAATTAGCTGATGTGGTTGTAACGGAGGATTATGCCATGTTGCACCTTCGATTAATTCTTTTTCATATAATGTAGAATTATCAGTATCAATATACGCAACTTTAAATATTCCACTATTTACAAACCAAGTTTCGTCTTTTTCTTTATGAAAGTGCATACTTGTCTTAGCACCTTCTCTATTAAATACCATTATCTTACCGCAGTAGTGTTCGTTGGTGGCCCATATCATTTCGTAGCCCCAGCCCTTATTTACTACACCGGTTAATCTAGTTGGTTGATCCATTAATATATTCCTCTACTGTTTCAAATTCAATTCCACTTGTTACTGTACTTAATTTTTTTATATCAGCGCAAGTGTATTCTTGATATTGTCCTTTTAATTTATTAGGCATTGCTATATAGTTTATTTCTGCATTATATTTTTTAGCAATTGCTTCTGCCACTGTTTGAAAACTTGTTGCTTTGCCAGTTCCTGTATTAAACAGTCCTGACTTTTTATTATTTAATAGTTGTAAATGTATTTTACAAATATCATTAACAGATATAAAATCTCTTTTATATTTGTCACTATTTTCAAATAATGTTATAGTTCCAGTTTCTGTAGCTTGGGTAGTAAACTTACTCACTGGACTCATCATATCATTTTTATGATCTTCAAACGGTCCAAATACATTAAAATAACGTAATCCTTGAACTACAATATTATGTTTTTGCTGTTGCCATACCCATCTATCAAATAGATATTTACTGTATGCATATGGGCTCTGTGGTTGCTTAGGAGCGTCTTCGTTAAAGTCTGTATTAGTACCGTATACACTGGCACTACTAGCATATTGAAAGTTTACACCTTTAGTATTACATTGATGATAAAGCCATTTAGAAAACTCATAGTTTTGTAACATAACTTTGTCTACATCTGTTTCTGTAGTAGCAGAGATTGCTCCAAGGTGTATAACCCAATCAAATCCTTCTACTTCAGGTAAAAAATCATCCTGCCATTCGTATCCTGATAACTCAAAATTATCTTGTAAATAGAATGTTAAATTCTGTCCTACAAATCCTTTATGACCTGTTATTAGTATTTTCATCTCTTGCCTTTAAAATATCTGTTGTACTATGTCCTTTAACTGTAGGCACAATATAGACAGGTGCTAAATCGTGACCTACTACTTCTTCTATTGTATAGTCGCCACCTTTAACAATTAAATTAGGTTTTATATCTTTAATTAAATTATAAGGGGTTTCTTCACTAAATTCAATAATTTCATCTACATACGGAATTAATTCAAGTTGTTGTCTACGTATAGCAAAATTATTATAAGGACGATCGTTACCCTTTAAGTTCTGTATAGACTCGTCTGAATTTAATCCTACAATCAAATAATCACCTTGCGCTTTAGCTTCTTTAAGAAGTGTTAAGTGCCCAGTATGTAGTATGTCAAAACACCCGTTTGTAAATACTGTCTTTTTTCTAATGTCTTCAGGCGTTAGAACGTAAGTACCATGCCGCTTTACACTTTCGGTTGAACCAACAACAGCAATATCAAGACATTCTTGAAACTTCATTCCGTTTGTTAATCCATAAACAAAAGAGGCAAGAAAACAATCTCCAGCACCAGTTACATCTGATACTTCAACGTTATTAGGTGTAGAGATATATCTAATTTTTTCAAATTCAGCAGTACATGTATTACCGCCGCTAGTGATAATTATATTACCTTCCCATTTATCAAACCCAAGATCAATAAATTCTTTAGCATTAGGTTTAACTAACCATGCACCTTTATAATGATCTGCATGTCTTTTTGGATCAACAATAACTTTACAATTGTGCTTATTACAGTGTTTAATTATTCGTGGTGCAGCATCAAGCACACCTTTATTATAATCACTTAAAATTACATATTCAAAGTCAGACAAATCTAATTCTTCAATATCATCTGCAATACCGTCTCCGTTTGCAATAACATCTTGATCAATACGTGTAATATAATGATTATCACTTAGCACTCTTGTCTTTATTGATTTTTCATCATCGTAATGAAGTTGTGTTACATGTACACCAAGTGATTCTAAGTTTTTAAATACTAAAGATGCACCACCGTACGACTCGTATTCGTTGGTTACATTTACAACAGGAACAGGTGCTTCAGGATTTAATCTAGTAGTAGTTCCATGAATATATCTATCGATAATAATATCGCCAATGATTAATACTTGCATATCTATATTATACTATACTCCGTTAGGTTAGTCAAGTAGTTTTATTACATCAATAACTGTTTTTAATTTTGTAATATTACTCTTTCTATTTAAAGTGTTCATTAATCCGGAATGTAGGGGCTTTGGCCATTTTCCAAAACTAACCCACGCAAAACCGTCATGTTCGCTATTTAATTTTGGTAGGAAATCTTTTTCAATAACGCACAGATATGTATGGAAGTGAAACTTAGAGTCATTAGAAATAAAAGTTTCTAATGGTATTGTTTTCTTAATATCTATTACGCCAATTTCTTCTTCAATTTCGCGACGCAATCCTTCAAAAGGACTTTCGCCCTCTTCATTACCGCCACCTGCAAGACCCCACAGGTTATTACGTTTCCCATTTGCTCTATGCAAAAATAGAAATCTGTTTGATTCTAAAGAATAAATTAATGCGCCACTACAAACGATGTCTCTCATACTAATAATTATGCTAGTATGTCATTCTCCAAGTGCCGTTTGGATATTCGCCTTCGTATGACAATATCCAATTTTCGCCAGTCCATTTGTATTGAGTTTGTGTATTAAGATTAGTAACAAAAGTTTCGTTAGATACAGAACTAGCATCAAAGACTATGTGCCAACTTAATCCGTCCCATTCGATAATATCATTTTCGCTTGCAACAAAATTACTATTATCTTCATTTTTCCAAGCAATTGCTCCGTTGACATTTGATGCATCGCCGATACTACCTAGTAATAATAATCGAGTATTTGTTGAACTATCTTGAACTTGTCTTGGATCAAAGCGTGTAGGATCGATTATATATTCTATACTTCCTCTAGTACCGTTAGGCCCAACAATGTCACTATCTGAAGGTAATGAATCTTCATCAAGTGAAACAATTTGTAATTCTGTTTCATCTAATGTATTAATTTGAACAGTTCCGACAATCTCTAATCCTGTACTTCGTTGTAATCTAAGTTGTGTTACCCCTGCTTCATAAATAAATGGCTGTGCAATCATCCAGGCTGTCCATGAAGTTGATCCAACAACTCCGTTCTTTATTAGTTTAGCAACTCCGTCAATAAACACAATGTCATAATCTTGATATGTAGTAACAACTAATGCATCTTCATTAGTTAATGCTTGCCCGTTGTTAATTTTATCAGTTTCTTCATTTTCTTTAATTTTTTGTTCAACTAAACTTTGTGTATATGCGTTTTCGTCTATATTTACTTCTAGTCCGTTGTCTGCAAATATAGCTGTAATGATTTTAGTAATAACACCAAGTTTCTTAACTTTTGCCGGCGGACTAATAAAGATTGGTGTAGTTAATGTTATAGTAGCTACGTCGATCTCGTTTTCAGTACCAGTTGGGATTGATCTTGAAGTAAAATTAATATTATCCATATTTAACACACTTAGACTAGTCCAGTCAATATAGTTGTCTGTAGTTTGTATTTCTAAACTAGGATTAAACAACATAAAAATTTGTTCGAGTATTTGTAATTTTTGATCTGTATTTGTACTCCAAATATCAACATTAACAGTAAGAGTATACGGAGTAGGCATTAAGCGTTCAACTGTATAATTTTTTCCTGCTTGATTTAAATATTCTTGTCCTGCACTATCATATGCACGTTCTCGTACGTTTAGTTTGTTTACGTAACTACTATCAGCTAATCTTGCAGTATCCATTTCTAAATTAGTAATGTATACAGCCATACGTGGCGCACTAGGTATTTTGTTCTCGCTATTGTCACGTAAAATGCTTCCAACTTGCCTAGTTAAATCACCATACATAACTGGTACTTGTACTAATCTACCTTGACCATCTTTATAACTAAATTGTCCAAACAGACGTATAATCTGTGTCAAGTACCTTCTTATTTGTCCATCATAAAAATGTTGCATTAGTTATCCGCCTTTGGTCTAAGTGCTTTAGATAAACTTTGTCTCTCAGTAACTTGTTCACCTGCAATATTGTTTGTACCAGTGTTATTAATAAAGTCGCCTTTTTGTGTATTTGTATTATCGTCACCATAAACAAATGCACGTTTAACATCATAAACTTTGTTCCATTTATTATTTTTATATTGAAATAATCGGTTAGGTAAAAAGTCTGTTCTTAAAAAATAGTCATTAGTTTGCGGATCACCCGGAAATGCTACGCCAAACCCAAATGCTTCACCATTAGGAGATATAGCATCGCCGATAATATATCCTCTATATCCTGCTCTATCTGGCGGCGCCATTTGAGACAAGCCGGAAGAATCTTTAGTTTCAGTTAGCTCAACAATACCGTCATCGTCGACAGCAAGTGAAAAGTAATGACTAATGTCATACCCTGATTTTTCTACGTTAGTAGTTGCTTCACTGACTACCGCTTGTGCAATTTGCATTTCTTTTTCGTATGTAGATAAAATATCTCTAAGATTGTCTCCGCCTGGATCTTCTTCAACGGCAGGTAAGTCAAGTATGTCTTTGTATTCTTGTCCATCGTATATTTGTTTTAATTTTATACGATATAAGTGTGGGTACCAAGTTTGTGAAAACCCATCAGCTGAACGATTAATGTCTTCAACAACATAAAATCTTTTTAATGCTACAGATGCATCGTTTTCTGCATATTCATCTATTAAATGAGGAAGTTCAAATACATCGCCGGGCATAATCTTTCTTCCCATTGTTTCAACTGTACCTCTTATGTGTACAGACATAAACAATGTATCATTGCTTAAGAATAAACCAAATTGACTTAGGTCAAAATCGTTATCCTGTACACTATAGATACCTCTAATTCTGTAAATGTCTTTATCATACTTACGATCTCTATTTTCTAAAAATAGCATATCTTGTATTTGTGTATGATCTTTCGCGGTTGTCCCGTCATCTGTACCGATGTATTTGTATACATGGATATCAGTCCCGCCAATAGTAAACATCTCTAGAATCTGTTTATCTAGAAATTCAAAATCAGCGCCGCGTTCGGGTTTATATAAACTAAGTCTTGGCATATACATATTTATCGCGAGATAAATACTTGTACGGAGAACTTTGTATATGGCCACTAAAAAACAAGAAGTATTTGATTATGTTAACGCTATGCTCGGCGGCGGAATGATTGATGTTGAACTAGACCCAATTCATTATGAAACTGCATTGAATAAAGCATTAAGCCGCTTTAGACAACGTAGTGATAATGCAGTTGAAGAATCGTATTTGTTTCTAGATACTATTATAGACGTTAACGAGTACACTCTTCCAGGTGAAGTTATGGAGGTTAGAAAAATGTTTCGCAGAAGTATTGGATCACGTCCTGGAACTTCGGCATCCGGAGGACCAATATACTCAACTACAGTAATAGCGTCTGCTTCTCAACAAGTGTTTGATGTGAACTATAACCTTGCAGCTATAGCAACAGTTGTAGTAACTATAAATGGTACAACAACGACTAGCTATGGCATTGACAATGATGCAAGAACTATTACGTTTAATTCAGGGTTAACTGCAAATGATGTTGTTAGTATCAAACTCTACGAAAACGGAAAAAATGGTGGCGGCAGTTTGTTTGATCCGTTCAGTTTAGCATATACAAATGCATACCTGTTATCAAGTTCAAATATGGGCGGTCTAGCAACATATGATATGTTTAGCCAATACCAAGAACTAGTAGGTAGAATGTTTGGTAGTTTCATTGAATTTAAATGGAATTCAACAACTAAAAAATTAACATTACTACAACGTCCTCGAGCAGTAGAAACTATAATGCTATATGCATATAACTATCGTCCAGATGAACAATTACTGTCTGACTATCTAGCACAACAGTGGATCAAAGATTACACACTTGCTAGTTGTAAGTATATGTTAGGCGAAGCACGTTCAAAGTTTGCTACTATTGCAGGTCCACAAGGTGGGTCAACACTCAATGGTAATGATCTTAAAAATGAAGCAATGCAAGAAATGGAAAGATTAGATCAAGAAGTAATTCAACAAGTCGGCGGCGGCGTTGGTTACGGATTTACAATAGGTTAAAACCCCTAGAAGTTAACGCTAACGATTTTAGTTCCTTGTAAATACAAAGTAACAAGGAGGTCCATAATGTGTTCACCAGAAGTACGTAAAGAAGCTAACCGATATAATTGGTTAATTAAAGGCCAACTAATTGATAGAAACGAATCAGACGCAACTATCGAATACTTATATGACTCCTATTTTAGAAGACTTTGGAATAACACAGAAAGAGCAGAGTACGGAGCAAATGGCTTCGAAGCTGCATACGAACAGCGTGTTCAAGAACTACTCACAGAAGAAATGGAAAATGTAGCTCATTTAGGCTACGATTAAGGTTGACATACTTGTTTATGTAGTGTATACTTTAAAGTATATTTAAATAAGGAGCTAGTGTGTTACCTAAGTTATTAGTAGTAGGTCATGGTCGTCATGGCAAGGATACGGTATGCGAGATGTTAGAAGCATACGGATATACATTCCAATCATCAAGTAAATTTTGTTCAGAACTTTTTATCTATAATGATCTAAAGGATCAATACGGATATGCCAATGAAGATGAGTGTTACGTTGATCGTCATAACCATCGTACTGAATGGTACAACATGATCCATAATTACTGTAAAGATGACTTAGCAAAGCTAGGACGAAACTTATTTGCTAAACATGATATCTATTGCGGACTACGTAACAAGCGTGAATTTTTTGCAATGCAGAATGAAGAAATATTTGACTATGCTATTTGGGTAGACAGAAGTGACCATTTGCCTACAGAAGATCCTAGTTCAATGAGCATCGAACAATGGATGTGTAATTATACAATTGATAATAATAGTGACTTAGAAAGATTAAAATTAAATGTAGATATCTTAATGCGAACTATTCTTATTAAAAATCAGGAACAAGATCTCCCTGCTTCCAAACAACTCCATCTTTTTGAATAACCCGTTGGCAGTTAGCACATATAGTTTTTAAGTTAGCAGGGCGACAATTTTCTAAATCCCCATCAATATGATATACATTAAACTGCTCAGGGTGTTTAGATTTAAAATTACATTTCTCACAAGCATCTTTTTTCTCGTATCCACGTTGTTTCCATTTAGGTATACCGTGTCCTAAACCGTTACGCAAGCAAGTTTCACATAACTTACGATAGTATGTTTTCTTACCTTTTTTGTAATTTATTGCGGCAGGACGCTCTCCGCATTTGCATAATGGTCTCATACTGTATTTAGCTCACCTTTTTGGTACCTTTTTATATGGTGTTTGCACAGGCTTTTTTATTTAAAATGGTAAATACAATTAATAAACAGAACACAGTTCCAATAGGAGAATAAAAAATGGCATTGACATCACCAGGTGTACAGGTAAGCGTAATAGATGAAAGTTTCTACACACCCGCTGAACCAGGTACAGTACCAGTAATTTTTGTTGCATCGCAAGCAAATAAACTAAATGCTTCAGCATCGGGCACAGCAATCGGAACACTAGCAGTAAATGCTGGTAAGCCGTACTTGCTAACATCACAACGTGACTTAGCTGAAACATTTGGAGATCCTGTTTTCCAAACAGATGCAAGTAATAATCCAGTTCACGGAAGTGAACTTAACGAATACGGCTTACAGGCTGCATATTCATATTTAGGCGTAAGCAACAGAGCTTGGGTTGTAAGAGCAAATGTAGATTTAGGCGAACTTTCTCCGACGTCAACAGTACCAGTAAGTGCTCCAGACGCAGGCACATATTGGTTAGATACAGCAGCATCTGTATACGGAATTCAACAGTGGAATAACGCTAGTGAGTCAGTAACAGGTGGACAAACATTTACTAACAAAGTGCCACTTGCTATTACACAGCAAGCAC